TAGCAAGTCTTTGTGCAGTTGTCATTCGGGGTGGTAAAAATCCTTGCGTTGTACTATCTACTTGTAGTGCTGCTGTTGCTGCTGGTGTGGCAGTATTGATATACGCACCTCCAGAAGTAGTTTGTATTGCATAGTGAGTAAAACCAACAGTTCCCGTTAACGTAGGATTGTAATAAAATCCACGTTGTAAGGTTGTACCTCCTGTAGTGTTTACTGTATTTGTAATGTTAAATTGATTTAATGTAACGGTACCTACAGAGGTATTTAACGCAGTTGTTATATTAAAGTTGTTTCCTACACTTATTATACCAGCCCCTGGATTTGTAAAATCTCCTACAATGCTGATACCACTTCTTGTTGCGTTATTAGGAGCACCTAATGCATTAAATGTCGTGCTTGTTTGAAACGATAAAGTAGCATTAGTAAAAGTAGTTGCAGTATTACCGCCAATATTCAAGACACTTAAGCAACTTATAGAATTATTTGTAAAAGTCATAAGCCCAAGCCTATGTTGTGCTGTAGTGTTTGAAAAAAACAAATTAGAATTATCACTTCTTACCGTTAAACTATCAAAAATTTCTAACGCTGTTACACCTCCACTATTCTGCACCAAAAGTGATGAAGTGGCACCTGTTGAACCGCTGCCTTTAACCTGTAAACGGGCTGTTGGACCAGTTGCACCTATACCTACATTACCACTTGTAGAACCAAATATTACATCGCCCGTTACGGTTTGTAAGGCAATATGGGTAGTTCCTGTTAAACTTGTTAGCGTGGGGTTATAATAAATGCCCCTTACAGTGTTTGTACCACCTGTATAATTATAAGTTGGATTTAGTATAAAATTAGTTGCATTGTTTGTGCCAGTGCTAAATGCAAAAGTAGAATTAAATTGTATTCCATAATCAACCGTATTTACAAATGTACTGTGGTCAAAAGTTGGATTAATACGCAAACCAATTAAATTATAATTATTGTTATTGGCTAATAAAGTATTATTTATCCATAAACTTTGAGCACCTCCAAAACTTGAAGCAGTTGTTTGACTACCGTAAATGTCAACAGTAGTTCCATCTTTTGCGGCATTATATCCACCAATACCTACAGTTGTCAAAACCTTTAAGCCCGCTTGTATGTCTATATTTGCAAAACTTAAAATACCACTTGTGGTCAAACCTGCACTGAATATTGCACTTCTATCGTCTTTTACTTCAAACGAATTATTTCCCGCACTATTTTGAACTAACAAGGAAGTAGTAGCTGAAGTAGAACCACTGCCTTTGACCAATAAACGTGCTATACTTGATAAATTCGTACTAATACTACCAATTTGTACACCTTGGTCTTTGAATACTCTTACAGCATCAACACCACCAGTTGCTAATATAAGGTTTCCTTGTCCATCATTTGATAAACGTAAAGTTCCACCTGCATTTGTATAAGAACCACTATTAAAATAATCAAATCCAAGACCGGCTCTTGCTACGTTAGCAAATCCATCTTTGATTACAATAGAAGCACCTCCTTGATTTCCTACACCTGTTCTATTGTTGTGTTCTAAAAGCAAAACAGTATAAGGATATAGACCATCGGCACTATTTAGAATACGCATTTGATAGTTATTATTTACACTACCTGTTGTGTATCTTACTATATCTAATAAACTAGTTGGAGTAACTGTACCTATACCTAACCTCTTGTTTACATTATCCCAGAATAATCCAGCATCTCCTCCTAGTGCAGTGTTATCATTAAATTGTACATAGCCATTAAGCCCGGCAGGTTTAGCTGAGTTATTGTTTATGTACTCTACAATAGTGTTAAGATGACCAAACTTTGCTACTTCAAAGTCTTGACTATTACGGATAAATATATCCGGGGATTTTGGTATAAATCTTTCTAAAGCCATTATCTTGTTATTTGTACCCGGTAAGAGTTACGAGCTCTATTTGCAGGCGTACCACCGGGTTAGTAAAAAATTACTCAGCAGATTCAACTGGAGCTACATAAGGAGTAACATCCACTTCTTCTACACTACCAGAGTAAATTGCTTCCAACTGGGCTTCTACTGTATCTACTAAAAGAGCTTCAGCAGTCTTAGTGCTGTAATCTTCTACAGATAAAGAAAGACCATACATTGCTGGGTTAAAATCAGCAATACCTGATACAGCGGCTTTACCAGATTCAAATGCTTCTACACTAGTGTATACAGCGTTAACAATTTGAGCATTCATGCTACCTTCTTTGGTAGTAAATACTTGAGCTAATCCTTCAGTAATAACTACTAAAGAACCAGAGGCTAAAGTTGCACCGGTATTTAAGTTTACGGGGGCATTAATTTTTAGAGCTTTCATGTTGTAAATATATTTATTTTTTTTGTTTTAATTGATTATAATGTTACCCATGCACCATTGTAAAAACAAGGTCTATTAAGATCGGTATCAAATATTTGAAGACCAATAGCTGGACTTGCAATTAAGTTCTTTTGTGCTGTTGTCATTCTTGGTGGTAGGAAGCCTTTTAGATAAGTAGCATCAGACCTAACTTCTAACAATGCACTTACATCAGCAGCATCCGTAGTAGGTACGTTATGACCTACAATCAATGTACTCGCCCGTGATGCACCTGTATCTTTTACGATTATTTTAGGCTGTGCATTAATCATTATCTGATTAGATACAGCAGCAGAATAAAAACCAATACCTAAACCTAATGATTGTTCTATGTATGTATTTGATGGACTGCCCAAAAATGAAATTTTATCGTATTCAATTTGTATTCTACCTTGAAAATTAGCGTTCAAATCATCTTTTACTTGAAACGCAGTATTACCTGCACTATTCTGCACTAATAAAGAAATAGTAGCTGAGGTAGATCCACTGCCTTTGATGCCAACAATAGCCGCCATATCCGCAGTGTTGTTAAATGATACGTTACCATTGGTTTGGAAAACGTGTTTTGTCAATCCATTAACGTCTAAAGAAAGCAATGGTAATGTACTACCTATTGTATTTATTATATTACCTGCGTGTATATTATATGCAGTGGTTGGGCTAATAGCATCGTCAATATAACTACCTGCACCATGACCCGATATATTTACTTTTAAGTTTCCATATTGTGTTAAAACAAATTGATAAGAACCAAAACCACTACTTTCCGCAACACTCATAGAATATCTACCTCTACGTGTAGTTCCATCTCCATTATACGTTAATGCTTGTCTAAACAATGTTGCTGTTGCACCATTTCTGCGACCAACGTAGTCACCTTGATAAACACCTGTCCCATTGGGCATATTTACACCTGCGTTGTCTTGTATAAATATGTTATTAATTCCACCGCTATATTTACTTTGGTAAACATCACCACTTTCAATAAATGTTAACGTAGGTAACAGATTTGTTCCATCTTGATACGTGCGAATTGCACCCACAGCAGTAGTAGATCCAGAAGGATTAGCTGAAAAATCAATATAACCCGGTGTATTATTAATACCGGCAATCTTTATATCAGTTAAAGCATATGTACCATTTAAATAATCTACAATAGTATTTAAATGACCAAACTGAGCCATCCCCATATCACTAGATGTAGTGATATTAGGGTCTGGTGATAAGGGGATGAATCTTTCTAAAGGCATGATTATTTAATTTAAATTTATGGTACATACTTTATAGCATTTCCTGCAGCAGGATCATACCATAAAGAACCTGAAGGTAATCCGGCAGAACTATTTGGTAAACTGGTAATACCCAATTTTAAAATATTTACTAGACCATCCTCTCTAAATGTTACAACATCACTTAAATTAATACCATCTACATAGGTTCTAATACCACCTACAATAGTAGTACTACCAACCGGATTAGAGGCAAAGTTTAAGTTTACTTGCTGAGATGAAGGAACTCTAGTGATATTAAAACGGTTAGTTGCACTACCATCTTCAATATCCAAATACATTGCACTAATATCATCTGTAGTAATGCGTAATGGACTTGTGAACTGAGCTGAATTAATAGATAATTTAAGACTAGTTAAATTACCATATGCATCCATTATTGGTGTAAGAGTTGCAGTTAACGGACCAGTTGTTGCTAGTTTTAAACTATCTGCTAGATAATCAACAATAGTATTAATGTGACCAAATTTGGCCAATGACATATCAGCGTCAGTGTTTAAATATGGATCAGGAGATAGGGGAACAAATTTGTTTATCATTTTATTTATATTATACAGGGTTTGAGATATCTTGTAACATCTGAACTCTAGCTGCTACACGGAAATTAGAAGAATAACTAGGTCTGAACCTAATAGTAATTGAGTTAGGATACAATGTTGAAGTTGCATACAATACTACTGAAGAATTTAAAGAAGAATCACCAGCTTTTGCAATAGGATCTGTTTCTACACTAAAGATAACTCCACCAGCGCTATTAACACGGTTAACCATTACTGTATCTTCACCGGTAATTACTCTATTGTTTACTAAATCAATAGCAACCCAGTTTACATTTAATGACCAAGCCATAGGAACAGGTGCACCAGTAACAGGATTAACATCATGTAACATAGTTAAATCTTTTCCTAAATCAGGAATATTAGCCATGTCACCATTTGTCTGTAATTTACAAGGTACAGTGTTTGTTGCAATACCTTGATAGAACATAGTGATAACAGAGTGTTGAACAGCTTTTAATAATCCAATTGCTTCATAGAAACGTGAATTTCTTACTTGCTCACCTTCATGTACGGGCCAAGCAAATCCACCAGAAAAGATTGCAGTAGTAGGAGCCTGAGCATCACCATCACTAGAATCTGTACCAATATAGTATGTTTGACAGTTAAGAATAGTACTATGTCTATTTAAATCATTAAGCATAGTACCATACTGACCAAATGCAAAATGATAACTACCTTTTAACTGATTATAACTACCACCTAGAAATGATGTAAAAGCACTTGATTTATTTGAGTAACCAAATACAAATGAATTTGCACCATCACATTCATTATATGCTCCAACTACTGTACTTGCTTCTCCGTTAGCAACATTATTAAATCCACCCATTACTGAGGCGTAACCAGCACCAGCTTTATTATCACCACCACCAATTAAGATAGAAGCATAACCACTAGCAACCATATCTGCAGCTGTTTTAACAAAGTTAAAATCTACTGCATAATTACCGCGAGCATTTCCTACATTAGGAGTAAGTACATAATTTCCCATATTAGTTAGATTTTAATTCTGTAATAGTAAGTTTTGCAGATCCACGGAAGATAGTAGTACCAAGTGAAGAACCACCTGTAGGTATTAAAGTTACAGACATATCATTTGCTGTATTGTATGCTGCGTTCCAAACAGAAGTCATAGAGAAATCTCCAGCTTTACTAATGTTGGTTGAAGTAACTAATCTTACAACACCGCCTACTTTATGTACAACTACTAAATCCTTACCTACAACTACTTGGCTAGTAGTCTGGTTGATCAACATCCACTCAGATACAACCTGCCATACTTTGTTAGCTGAATTAATAATTAATTCATTAGTTACTGCTGGAGGTAAACCATCCAATGTGTATTGAATTGCACTATATGCACCAGCTGATTGAGATACTTCACGGAATACTAATAACTCACTTACTTGAAAAGTACCACCACCACCGTATTGAGAACGGGGATTAGTAATTAATTGACCAGGCAAATATGATAATCCACCAGCACCACCAATAATAGTAGAATAAGGAGCTGTGCTAAATGTTGCAGAACCTACAGAGTTAATAATGGCACTACTGATAGCAGCAGTTGTATTACCATTACCAATTGCAATAGATGCTTGAGCATTTGCATTATTTTCTAATCCAATTGCTGCAGAACCTTGAGCAGTTGCTTCGTTACCAGCACCTAAAGCTATTGATGATTCACCACTAGCAATGTTACCGGCACCACCAGTAACAGCATAAGTACCAAGACTTGTATTACCATAACCACCCATTACGGCAGCATATAATCCATTAGAAGTGTTATTAGCACCACCTACAATCATAGAACCTCTTCCAGATGCAACTTGATAAGGAGTTGTACGGGTTAATTGTAAATCAATTGAGTCAGCACCTCTGGCAGCACCATTCTTTACACTACCATCACCAATTTGTAATGAAAAATTTGACATGATATTAGAAAGTTAATTCAGTGAAATATACATCCGCTCTCAATTTAAAGCCTGTTCCACTAGCAGTGCTAGGAGCTTGAAACTGAATACGGAAATCTTGAGATGCACCAGCAGTAAATAATACCTGAGAAGTTTCCATACTTGCATCAGCTACAGTTACTGCACCGTTAATGCCTACAATACTAGCAGTACCATTAACACGCTTGAACAATACAGTGTACTTACCTAAGAAAGAATCTCCTAAAGATACACTACCACCAGCAGTGCTACATACCGCAGTAAAATCTACAGTAACAGACCATGCACAGTTATTGCTAACAGGTACTAAGTAGTTAGTTGCTCCAACTAAGAAAGAAGTTGCAGGAATTGATAACAATACCGGATCAGTCTCTCTATATAATTCAGCAGTAGCAGCAGCATTTAAGCTAACTGTACGTAACATTTTTTCTTCTACGTGCTCATTGATATAATCAACAATACGGTTTAAGTGACCAAAACGTGCCTGTGTACTATCAGCAGCCGTTTTACCTAAACCAGTAACCCATCTATCAGGGTTTAACACAACAAATTTTCCTATTGCCATTTTATTTATTTTTTCTTTCTATTATAATATACAAAATATAATCCTTAAGCCCAAGGCAAAGGGGTATTTTGTGGAACTACAGGAGGGTTCTTTTGAGACTCAATCTGTCCATCAATACAAGCAGTAATAGAAAGAATACCATTCTCACCCAACTCTTCTTTAATCCACTCAACAACAGTCTCGTTAGTTAATTCAGAATATGGGATAAAGTCTTGTCCTTCTTTTACAGTAAACATTTGACTTCCGTTAATAGTAGAAGAGAATTCTCCATCTACTCCGGTAACATTGTACATAGCAGTTACTACGTAATCTTGTAATCCTTCTACAGTTTTTGTGTAGAGATTAGTAATTGTCCAATTGTAAGTTGTCATAATTGTATTTATTTTTTATTTTTTATGTTTTATTTATTAAGCTGGCTCTAAAGCAATATAATAATCTACTCCGTTAATCTTTACTTTCCAACGCTTAGTAGGAGCTACTACTGCTGTGTCTACTGTACCTGCATTTGTTAGTGCACTACCAAATACGGCTTGATTATTTGCTGTCGCAATTGCATCTTTTCCCAAAAGTAAAGAACCCGAAAAATTACCCGAATCAATATTAGCACCAACTGCTGTATTGCCTGCTCCTGTTGTATTTGTTCTTAAAGATTGAACTCCAACTGCTGTATTGTTACTTGCAGAAGTATTGAATTGTAAAGATTCTGCACCCATTGCAGTATTATTTGTTCCCGTTGTGTTATTATTTAATGCTCCTACTCCAAAAGCGTTATTTCCCGAACCCGTAGTATTTGAAGTTAAAGCAAAACTACCAACTGCCGTACTTGATGCACCCGTAGTATTTGCATCCAACGATTGAAAACCTACTGCAGTATTATCACTACCCGTACTCAATGTCAACGCTTGATACCCTATCGCAGTTATACCCGTTCCACTTGTATTACTAAACCCTGCTTGATAACCTACCGCTGTATTATTGGAGGCAGTGTTGTTAAATAGTGATTCATAGCCAACGCTTACAATATTTGAACCACTACTACTTTTATTTAATGAATACCCCCCTACTGCTACATTAAGAGTACCCGTCTCATTAAATCGAGAAGCATTTGACCCTAATGCGGTATTACCACTTCCCCCATATTGCATTGCTTGTATCCCTACCACAACATTTTCGTTACCAATAGCACCACCACCACCAAAATTAGCAGCATTAACACCAATCGCAACATTTGAAGAACCCGTGGTATTTGCTTTTAATGCACCTAAACCTAATGCAGTATTATTTACTCCCGTAGTATTTTGATTTGACGCTTGATAGCCTACTGCGGTGTTATTGGAAGCGGTGTTGGAAAGTAATGATTGAAAGCCTAACGATGTATTCCCACTCCCTGTTGATGCAGTTTGCTGTGATGATGTACCTACTGCTGTGTTATCTGAACCTGTAACATACAATAAAGCATTCATGCCTACAGCGGTATTGTTGCTACCTGTTGCATTTTGAAACAACGCACTACGACCTAAAGCCGTATTTTGTGAGCCTGTCGTGTTGTTGTATAATGCAGTACTACCTAAAGATGTATTGTATGCACCTGTTGTATTTTCAAAACCACTTTGATTTCCTACAAAAGTGACTTCTATTGCTGTTGTGCTTTTTAATCCTGCTCTATAACCTACTGCTGTAATATCACCTGTTGAATTATTTTCTGCGGCTTGAAACCCTATTGCGGTGTTGTAAGAGGAGGTGTTGAGGTATAATGAACGCCAACCTATTGCGGTATTGTTACTTCCTGTCGTATTGCTTTTCAAAGCATCCACACCCACAGCCACGTTTGTACCTCCGCTAGTATTAGTAGTTAGAGCACGATAACCAACTGCTACGTTATCAGAACCATTGTTAAATGCTAATGATAAGGAGCCAATACCAGTATTATTACTTCCGGTTGTATTGTTATAAATAGCAGATAGACCAAAAGCTGTATTATTAGCCCCTGTTGAGTTTCTACCTAATGCACTAGAACCAAATGCTGTATTAGTATCAATAGATCCTCCACCATAATTGGTAATAGAAGAACTAGACATTCTTAATGGTGTAGTATTTCCAGCAGGATCTAGTACAGTTTTTACTGTAACAGATATAAAACCATTACCGGATAATTTTAAACCACCAGAATTATTATTGATATATTCAACAATAGCATTAAGATGCCCAAATTTGGCAACTTCAAAATCCTGACTGTTTCTAATAAACATATCAGGTGATTTGGGTATGAATCTTTCTAAAGGCATGATAGTACTCTTCTATTATAATATACTTAATATAATTCTTATTATCAAACTAGTTCTTCTTCTGGAAAATTTAAAAAGTCCCGGTAAGTATCATATTTACGTTGTAGGTATACAGTAGAGTCTTTGTATAAGTAAGTAGCTATCTTTCTAGCATCTTTTCCATAATAAGATATCTGATATAAATTTTTACCATTAGATCTTGTAGGATACTTATCTTTTACACCAGTATATTTATTACAAAATATTGCAAATTCAAAAATTGTTTCTAATGTACCACATAATGTAATATGACCAGTATTATCTTTTCTCCAATAAACACCACCATCACCATCTATACATCCACGCCAAAAATCACGGGAATCTTTTAATAACTCATGAGGTACTATACTTGTACTTTTATTATGTGTAAAACCTAGTTCTACAAGTCTATCTCTAAGTTGTTTAGAGTTAACTCTTAATCTAGAACAATCACCTTTATTTTTTTTAATATCCCGGCTACTACCTAAAAACTCTTTAAATTTATACAAATGATCTATATCATTATTATGTAATGTAAGATCTATAGATGCCTCTGTTTTTTGTTCTATATGCCCATCTGTAAATAACATACCAATCCAGTATAAAACTTCAGGGGTTAATTCATCAAATGCATGATGATTGATTTCAGTGTTATTGTTAATATGCTGTTGTTGAGATTTATCTCGGTATTCTACACCAGCTTCTTTAAGTAATTCTCTAATTGTTTTCCGGGTAAGTTTAAGTGTAGTCTCTATATAATTTTGAGACTTACCCTGGTTATATAATTCTATAACCTCTTGTAATTGTTTTTCTCTTGCTTTCTTTTTTTCTGCATCATAGTCTATACCGCAAGATAGTAAAACTTTTTTAACAGTTGGTTGAGAGGAGGAAGTGATCTTACATATTTCAGTAAGCATCACCCCCTCATCATACAACCTTTGGATTTCTTCTTTTTTAGTATTTGTTGTCTTGTACATCAGTACAAATATACAACAATGTTATTAGAAATCCAAGAAAATTTAATCATCAGAACGATCCCCCGGTGATTGGGTTTCTCATCACAATTTTGAGAACTTTCGTTGGGTCCTTCACCCAGATCGCAGGCATTGTTTGGCTCATGTATACACGGTATCCATTGAACTGACCAGAGCTTTGGAAGCCTTGGGTACGTCCCATGTAATCCATAGTACCATTTTGGTAGAACCACTTCAATTGATTGTCCCAAGACAATTTCAACATGAAGATGTTATCATTAGTGTTATCAGTGATATCAAAAATGATGTAGTTATAAGAAGACAATGGGAAACCATCAATCAAGGGGTTTTCAATATCGTTAGTGTGCAAGTTGTCAAATGCAGGGTTCAATACAAACTTAACGTTAGCCAAGAAAGGAATTACATAGCTGGTGTAAGCAAATCCAAAGTTCAAGTCCATTCCCTTACCAGTAATAGCACCAATTTCTTGAGCATTGATGATCATACCAGACTGGATAGCCTCTTTCTTAATTGCTTCGTTAACCAACTTCATACCACCCATACCAGTTTGAACAATCAACTGACGCTTAGGATCTGGACCTTGGAAGTCAACCTTACCCAAGTAGAAGTTATAGATTTCAGACTTGAACAAATCCAAGTTGAAGCTAGACTTGTTGTATACACGCTTAAAGCTGTTATCCAACTGCTTCCAAAGACCCACTGATAAGCGGATATCATCTGGACCATCTTGCTTAATCTTACCACCTTGTCCCCACATCAAGTAGGTCTCAATGTCATTAGCTACTTTAGTCAAGTGAGCTGCTTCCATTGTAGTCAAGAAAGTACGGGTCAAGTTACCATTGTCAAATGCACGCTTAACTGCATCTTTACCCATAGTTTGTACCATAGACTCCAAGCTAGTTACAGAAGGATCCATAGTCTTGTCAAAGTTACGCCAGATTTCAGTTACAGGAATAGTACCATCTGCGTTCAAACCACCCTTCAACATCAAGTCAGCACGGCTAGAAATTGAATAGTGTACGTGAGCTTCTGCACCACCTACGTAGTTGTAGAATTCACGGAAACCAGCACCATAGTGTCCGATATCAGAGAAACGCTCACCGTATTCACCACGAGCAGAACCTTTACGGAACATTTTAGTACCAGAAGCCAAGTACTTATTGTCCAAAGAAACACCATTGCTGTTGTTTACCAATTGAACAGTGTAGATGAAACCATCACCAGTAGGGATAATGTCATCAGCAGTGATGTACATTTCCAAACCATTGTACTTGTCATAAGTAACGATGTCACCATGTCCAAAAATACGCTTGTTTAATTTTACTTGGAAAGTAGTACCATCAATACCCTTAGTAGTGTTAGTAGAATCAATGTCAGTTACAATGTAAGGAAGATCTTGAGCAACAGGAACCTGCCACTTGTACTCTCCACGAGCGTTATCTACATTGATGATGTTCTTGCCACCAAAGCTAGAGAACTGGTACAAAGGCATTTCAACCTTTTGAGCCATAGCCCAAATGTCTACTGGACCTAAATCCATAGGTTCACTGCTTTTCAGCATGTTTACGAGGTGGTATGAATCTACGTGAGAACTAGCTTGGTAGCTGGTATCACGCAGAAATATACCATTGTTTAAAACTGGAGTTGCCATAATTATTTATTTGTTTTGTGTTGTTTGTGTTGTTAAAATCTTTTAAAAATGTTTGTCTGTCTTGCAATCTTACGCTGTTTAGGCTCCTCTTTTTCTTCAGCTACAGTGCTAGAGATCTTTCTAGACTGCTCTGTTTTAAGTTGCCTTACAGTGTTTTCAACCACTTTGTTTTTGCCTTGCTCCATAATCTTTGACTTGTATCCATCTGGATCAGCCAATAACCATAGTGCTTCAGCTACTAATGGGTAGTTAGGTTCTACAAATTGATGCTTCTCTAACAAATGTCCCAATAGGTTTGTATTTCTTCCTGAAATAGATGGGTAATTAGGTTGTACAAGACCAGCATATAACATAGACTGGGTTTTCTTATCCAACTTAATACCGGACAATTCTGAAGGCTTAAGGGCTTCATATACGTTATCCATATATGCTGATGCCGCTTGTTCTTGTTGTGCCTTTAATTGCTCTTGTTCAGCAATCTTTTGGGCTACAATAGACTCTTGCATTCTGTCCAACTTTGGTTTAAACTTATTAGCTTGTTGTTCTAACTTACCTAAGTCTTTCCAAGTTACAATCTCCTCATCAATTTCCTCATCATTGCCAAATCCAGTGGCACGCAAGTATGAACGTACAATCTGTTCCTGATCCATCTCATCTGTTGGATCTAAACCACGTACTTCTTCTACTTGAGCTAATGCACTGAATAGACCTTTAAGGTCATTACCTCCGTTTGCTACATATTGTGCAGCATACTGAAGTTCTTCAGGAAGTGCTTCAAAGAACTCTTTTGGAGTTTGCTCTTTAATTGCCCGCTCCTTTTCTTCAAAGTTAGCTTGCAAGAGCTCCTTCCAATCTTTAAGAGAGTATTCATCCATTGGCTTCTCATCTTCAAATCCAATTAATACACCCTCTTCAATTAGTTTAGAGAAGGTTTCTACCATACCACTCTTATCTACCTTAGGTCTACCTCCTTTGGGTGACTCCTCCTCATTAATTAAGTCATCAACATCGTTGGTTAACTCATTTAATAAGTCATTAGCAGTTTGAGTAGCAGGCTTTAGATTTCCATCTTCATCCTCCTCTTGTTTGTCTAAGAACGTTAAATCTGTTTTAGGGGTTGAAAAAAAACCAGGTTTCTTTTCTTCCTCTGTTGGCAGCACAATACTATCTGCTCCCGGAGCTCCACCAAAGATATCATCTATGTTGATATCTACTTGTTGTACGGTGGTTTGCTCATTTGGTTTTGTTTCACTCATATAGTTGGTTATTTTATTTTGTAGTGTACATTAAGAATATAATATATTACTTTTTATAAACTTTAAAAATTTGTTTTTAGAGCTGTATTTTTTGTAATATAAGGCTATTACTTTTTCTTGTTGTCTGGCTTGTCGTATTTGTTTTTATTAGTTCTAGCTATCTCTAATTGCTTATTAGCTATTTCCCTTTGTGATGCTAGCTTTTCACGCTCAATTGCCATCTTATCCATGTTAACAGCTTTCTGTGTAGCAGCAGATTCTTTTTTCAGATCCATCTGTTGCTGAAACTCTTCACTCTTACGGATATCTTTCATTGCATCCTGGTAATCTGACATCTGATTTTGGTTAACATCTACAGCAGCACCATAACCGGCAGCTCTAATTTCAGCAATTACAATATCATTTTGTCTGTTCTTCTCATTCTCTTCAGATTCAAACTGCATCTTCATCATTGTTTCTTGATTCTTAGCTTGTAAAGCTTGTTCTTGCATAGCTTGTTGTTGCTGCATTTCTTGCTGACGTTGAGCTTGTTGCTTTTCTTCAGCAGACTTAAGAATATGAGTAACTTCAGAGATAGACTCAGCTTTCATGATATTACCTAAATCATAGATAGAAGCACCGGCAGTATTATTTGTAAGAGCTAATTGCTTCAATTGTTCTAGCGTAGCTCTATGGTTTGTCTTAGTTGTACAGAAGATATTAAAATCTCTAAGCAATAAGTCAGTACCATTCATCTCAAAATTAACCTTTTCATCAGTAGAAGTAATGTACTGCAATCTGATAGAAGGCTTAGTTGATTGATAGTATTGAGCTAAGTCTGTACGCATCTGATGCACGCGAGGCATTAAGTAATCACAGTGATTAATAAAATATGTCTCAGTTTGTGCATAGGAGTTTGATACAGCCATTCTAACGCCTGTAGCGGTAGCTTGCTCCACTTGCTCTCCCAAACGCTGTGGTGTGATCCCTATAACCTCAAAAGCTTGTTGCTTAAAATAGTTAGCTAATTGAGTTCTAGACATCAAACGCTGTGTCTGTTCTAAGTTTAATACTTGATAATGTTGGAAGTTAAGAGCATTCTCAGTGTTAGTAATAGAAGTATCTAATGGTAACATCTGAAAGTTCTTCATTGCAACATAAGCTTTTGCCAAGTTGTTCTTTCCCCAATCTTCTCCCAATGAGTGTCTAGGTAAAGCATTCTGATCTAACATGATCACTGTACCTAATTCATCTACAAGAATATCAGCAATCTGGTTGTTAACAATGTTATAACCAATCTGATAAGGCTTCATCAAATCTACAAGAGATGTAGACTTAGTGTTTCTATCTGAGAATACAGATCCCTCTACTGGTAATTTACAGCCGTACAGTGTAGCATCTCCTTTAAATTGGAAAGGTACACGTCCGGGTTTTGATTCATTAATACCAATATAGATAGGATTAATACCACCAGCATTATTATTCATACCAAAGTATGCAGGATAGTTAGGTCCAATCTTTACACCACCCCATACTTCATTAATCCAAATCCAATCTATATGCTCACCGGCAATTAGATTTTCTTTATTCTTATTCTTAAATAGTGTAGTATCATACAAAGGTTTTTGAGTGATTTTATATGACTCATCTACAACATCTTGAATTACTTGACCATTCTCATCAATCTTAGTTAAGTGTCCTACTTTACGCTGTGACTTCCAATAGATATGAGCAACACGTAACATATCCGTGTTCTTATAATCTACATAATCTTCAGACTCAGACATAATGTAACTAACAATATCATTACCGGCTGTACTATTCTGCTCCCAAGTAGACATAAACTGTCTGTACTGTAATGAAGGCATGTTAGTATTCCACTCATGTGATTTAGTAGCATCATAGTATGATCCATCATTTTGATAACCTTCTAAAGGATAACCGGCAGCTCTTGTAGGATAAATAGCCTCCATAGAACGCAACTGATCATCAGTCATCAAGTAACCATACTTGTCAATAATATCTGCTACAGTATATAACTCAATTTTACCTACCCAGTTACCCTGAGAGATATATCTTACATCAGGAGACTTATGATAGAAAGTTACTAAAGGATTCCACAACTCCATCTCATAATCATCCTCATTCATCTTGAAGTGCCAGAATTCTCTATCTGTGATTAACATATCACGGAAAGCTCTCTCTTCAAGTTCATCCATTTTAAATCTTTCCTCATCTACACGGGCTTGGTGTTCTGCCCATTCTTCTAGCATAGATCTATAATCTTTCTTGAAGTATTGTTCAATCTCAGGTAATGATTTAAGATTTTCTGGAGATAATGCTTTCTGGATTTCAGGATCTTCTAAATCAGCACCCTGCTCAATCATACTCATCACCATCTTACGCTCAGCATCAGCTAATAACTTCTGCTCAACCATAGCTCTTTTCTGCTCTAATAACTCATTATATGAGATCTCATCTACAGCACGAAAACTAACTCTAGTATTTCTCTTAGCAAATTCAGATACAAGTACGTTAATTACGTTGGGGATAATAGGATAAAATTTTAACTCTAATGCAGACTGATCCTCTTTAGTAAGAACATCAATTAATTCTGCATATTCTACGTCCTCTTCAACAACATAATCTGTTTTATCAATAATACCTTTAGCAAGCTTATAGTTCTTAGAAAGCCTTCTAGCATTTCTACGCAACTGCTTCATACCCTGCCATTCTAGCCAGTCAAGATTATGAGCAGCCCAGTCATCATTTTTTTCATTACGAGGAATAAACTGTATAGGTTGAGTTAAAGTAGACATACGATTGTATTCTACTTTTGCTCCATTTTTTAATTGCAGTGCGTTAAAAAGTTGCATTTTCTTTTTTTAAATTAATTTAAAAACTGTATCATTATGTCTAATACCGGAAAGTTTTCGTGTTAATGTATTAGGTCTTATGTTTATACTGATAGCAGCATTTTTTATAGATGTAAATATCTCATTAGTTTCTGTATTAATTACACTTTTTGATGCAGCTTCTACAATTTTATTTTTTGCAGCTTCAGTATGAGATTTTCCATACATCCCGTGATTTATACCAGATACTTTTTTAGAAATTTTATTTTTACTTTCTTCTGATAAAATTCTACCATATGCACCTTCACCACCAAGGGTTAAATTACATAAAATTCCACCATCACATTTTCTTTTGTACATAGAAATAAATTCTCTTTCTTTTTCACAAGCTTCTTCCCAAGTTAAATCATCAAATACAATGTCTATTCTATAAGCTGTTTTAGAAATAATATTTTTCCAATGTTTAGTTCTAGGATTAATAGAGTTAGCTCTTTTATATTGAGCATCACTACCTATTCCTATATAAAAAGGCTCATTTTTATCTAATCTAATATGTCTATAAAGATAAGCCATAGTCTGTAATTGTTGTATTAGGTTGTTCTATTAATTCATCTAAACTCATCTCAATGGTATCATCATCTTCATCAGAATAATAGCTAACGTAAGTTACATTAACTGTAATATTTTCCATTGCTGTAGTACTTATGTACCAGTTCATTATCTTAAATTTTTAAATGCCTGTTTTGGCCTTTGCATACCGCTAGAAGACCCGCTTTTCCCAATATGCCTAAAAGCCCCTACTTTTAATTTATATAAATCTTTTGACTTATCCAAACTTTCAGGGTTTAGTTCTCTACGTTTTAAATATCCACGGTTTGATTGTTGGATTTTTGCAAAGGCTACTAGAGCTGTAAATGCTACAAGTCTATCCACGTTTAATCCTTCTCTATATGCCAGCATCTCCTTGATTAGCATAGGATCCGGTATTCTAGATACACCATATGTTGTCTTTACAACTGAGCCATCTGTCTTATAATCATGGTCTATCTCTTCTCTAAGGAACTCAATAGCATAAGAGATAAGGTGTGCCTTAAATAATGTACCCGTGTTTCTCCAACCATACTGCTGATATACACTGGCATTACTACCAATATCTTTTAAAAATAAGATCTGATCTTTAGTTACAAGATATCTTTGCTTTCTCTGGGAGATCATATATTGAATAAATAAAGATACGTTATTCTCCACTAGTGTCCAAGCATTATACCATTCTATAATTAGCTCTAATCTTTCATGTGTTTTTTTGATATCATCAAAACGCCCACACCAGGCTGCTACAATTTTATCCTGTTCTATATGCGTTTTCTGCTCTCCATTCTCTTCTCTAGATACTTCAACAGGGGCTTTATAAACAAAAATAGAACAAAGAGAATCAGAGGTAGTAGTCTTACCTTCAGAAACCGGGTCAATACTTGCATAATACATTCCAAATGTGGGATCTTTTTTAGGTCTCTCCCACACGACCAGACAGCCACTTTTATCCTCCGTCTTTTTAGAAATAGGGAACTCATTGATAGGTAATTTTTTAGAGTCTTTTACGGTTAAGTTGTTATGTTCATCCCTGTATAATTCTAATAATTCATAAGGATATTCTTTGTCTTCAATTCTTCTCAACTGAGCAGCAAGTAAGTGCACTGCAAACACAGACTCCCGTCTAAATGCAAATGCCTCTTCAATATTTGTAGGTTTCTGAGAAATACGCAACTGATACTTATCAGGCTCAATCTCTTTCTTCCACTTTATTCTCTCTTCTTTAATAGCTTCTAAAGCTTCTTCTACTAATGAGTTACCATACTTATCTACAAATGGCATCATAGACCATTGTTCTGGAATAAATAATCCAGCTGTACCAATGGTTCCTTTACCGTCTAATAGATTAGTTTCTACTGCAAAGATGTCATTAGCTTCAGGATTCATGATAAGATTCTTCAATGGTTCACACTGATCCAAATCACCCACAGATCCTGCTGCAATAAATACACCTGTAGTCACCATACCAGACTGTAATGCTGGCCGCAGGTACTCATATGTTTCCCCCATCTTAGGAGCAATACCTGCTTCCTCATGAAAGAAGTACTGACAAGGACCACCCACACCGGCTGTTGCAGATTTCTCAAATGACATACCTTGTATAGTACCTTTTAATCCTACTTCAGTTTTCTTATTCCCTTTTCTTACTTCAATCTTTTGCTGCCACAGCATAACCTTATCCGGATTCATAGGTCTATACCAGGCTGTATGTTCATTTAAGAAAGATGCATACTCATCTAAGAACTTCCATGTACCTTTATCATTTATATAGTCTTTCAGAGAAGCACCCATTTTAAGAGTAACACCCTCTTCAAACCATAATGAATTAATTAACTTACCAGCATGAAAGTATGATGATGCAATCTGACGTTTCTTCAAGATTGCTACATGTTTGTAATACAATTCAGCTAGTACTTCATACAATGCCATGTGATACTGTGCATCCCGGACTTTAGCAAATCCAAACTTCTTCTCTTCCTTATCATAAATAGGTAGGAAGTTAAGCCACATATAATAGTCTCTAGTTAGATACCATACGTTCTTGCCATCCTTATACAATACCCCATTCCTACATTTCTTCTTTTGGTCATCCCAGTAATAAATGTAATCCTTTGATTTAAAGGGTGCTACAGTGTAAAAGCCTAACTTATTAAATACAGTGGCTTCTTTATTAAACAATAAAGCTGTTTCATTAAAGTTATACTGACCTGGTTCTTTAAATAATGTAAGTACATACTCTCTCCATTCCTCTTTAGAAGAAAATGTACTAATAGTCCATGCACCATTATCCCAGGTTGGTATCTCTATAATTTCACTCATTTACTAGATCTTCAGGCTCTTCAACATGTCCGTTATATTTAATAATCATATAAAGTAATGTATCAATTGTTTTAGATGAAATCCTAGACTTACATTCTTTAGTATTATTAAAATATGCTTCTTTATCCTCAGATTTAAAAGCACTCCATAGTTTTGTATGGGGGTTATATGTAAATAACCATCCATATAAATTTTGTTCCGTATTATTGGTCATAAGCTAATCCTATATTTCCTCTTACTTGGCTTTGTTGTTCTTCAGCTAAATCTTTATAAGCCCCTTTAAAAGATTGCCTAATCTGCTCAAACTTAGCAGCAGCGTTTACTAATGCAGTGATGTTACCATCTCTACCATGCTGGATCTCTGTAGTCTCCATATAATGGGCCAATCTATCCAGCATAGACTTAATACCTACATACGTCCTATACGTAGGAGTCTCATATAATTTCTTACACGTGCTCATACCCCGGATAATCAAATTATCTTCAGTAGAAATATCCATATCAATCTCTGACATAATGATCTCTTCTTTCTCATGTTCAGGAACATTAAAGAAAGGGTTAAGATCAGGATTAGGACAAGTCATATAGAACAAGTAAGTGTATACTTTTAAATAATCATCCGGATACTCAGTCATTATATCATTCAAAGACGATATTGTATAACAGTGTTCCGTAGGTACTACTTTGTTGTTTACTATATCAAATAGTTTAATTAGCATCTTGCTTATGTTTAATTAAGTTAATAACCTCAGCTTTAAGATAAGGTAGATCATAAGGCACAATCTTTTTAACTAAAGGTTCTCCTTGGTCATCTAGCTTAGTAATAGGATTTCCAAACTTATCTGTACCATCTGTATAGAACAATACGTGGTGAATAGTAATCTTTCCCGGCTTAAGTTTAGGGTTATGCTTTAATATAATATACATATAAGTGGACAACTGTAGTGCATAATGCCAAAAGTTACAGTCATCCAGATGAGATACTGGTGATAACATTTTCTGTGATACACCCTCCCAATTTACATATGATTCCTTCTTAATTTCTTTATTGGTTTTGTAGTCTGTAATATTCACCTCTCCTTTTGCCACCTCTACAAGATCTGATTGACCACATATACCCGCAGACTTTAAGTATACAAAATGCTCAGGATACATACCCTCTTGCAACTTCTGTGGTGGAGCATATTTAATATCATCCGTAATAAGGGGTCTAATGATAGGAAGAATACAACCATGTCTTTCAATAGTATTCAATTGAAGTAGATCAGCTTCACGCTGATTGTGATACCAGTTACCTTGATCAATAGCTCTAGTAGATTCATTCTCCCAAGCTTGCAAGATATCTTGTACAGACATACCATACCACTTAGACTTCTTAGACTTAGATGATTTCTCTGCTACAGTCTGAGCATCAAAAGGTTTCTTATACTTAGATATAAAAGAGGTGACAGATGTCCACTCTATTACTTCAGATGAATCAACAGATTCATACTTGTGGTTTTGTGATTTAAATATTACGCTCATAACTTAGATAATAAATCATCCTCCTCTTCTTGAGTAAGTAATGCCGGCCATTTTTTTACAGGACACTCAGAAGATAAACTCCTAGTCTTAAATTTTAACGAGCACCCACAGTTAGAGCAACATGGTTGTGAACCTGGTGCCAAACAACTAGCTCCGGTAACATCATAATTAGGGCAAGCCATACATATAGTGTTGCGCTCTAATGCGATCTGCTCAATAGTGTCTGTAGTAAATAAATAGTTCTTAATTCCTTCTAGGATTAAAGACTTATTATTCCAGAGTGTTGTCAGTTTGTTGTTTTTTATTTTTTCTATGATCTTTCTTTTTCTCATATTCTTCTTTCATTTTGATTTCTAGTGCTTGCATTTTCTCTAGCTTATCTACTGTACCCTTGTACACATGATATCTTGAAAAAACTAAGTTCTCTCTATTTGCTAAGTACTCAGAATATCTCCGGATACTAGTTTGTAGAATATCCCATTTAATATTAAAAGTACCAAGGCCATCTATAAGTACGTGCGGATCCTCTAGAGAAGATAAAGACTTCCTAGCTTTGTCCCAGTAAAAGTCAGTAACAGCTTTAACTACTTTCTGTTCCATCTCTAATTCTATAGACGTTTGCTTTAAGATATCTTTATACTTCTTGGGGTTCAATACTTACAAATTTATAATCTAATAAAACATTACCAGTGGCTTGCACATTAAGGACGGGTGCCAACTTAATCATCTTCCTTCCCTTACCATTCTTTTCAATCATGCCTTTGCGTTCAAACTTAATAACTGCATTCCTAACAGATTGAGGGGTCTTGAAGATCCCCTCATCTGATACATAATTACAAAACTCGGTAAGCTCAATCTCCCCATTAAATGCAAGCATAGTAAGACAATCAAGATCAGCGTTACTAACGTTAATCCTCTCAAGATAACAATGGGTGAGGAGTTGATACTTTACAATATCACTCTTATCCATCTTAACTTTCTTACTAACTTGATTTACGATCATGACCTCTTAAGTGTTCTTGGCTTTTCCTCTTCCTCCTCTTCATCCGGGGCCAACATATTAGCCACCATAACTTGGAACTGCAAGCGCTTAGCTCTCTGTTCCTCAATCTGTGTAACTAACGTCTCATACTCTAACTGTACAGTTAAGAATTCTACTTGTTCAGTATAATACTGAACTAACTTTTCTTTGCGCTCTTTTACCTCTTCAGGTGTAAGCTCTTTATTTTCATCCATTGGTTTATAATTTACATTTCCCAGTACACATACACCAGCTCATTGCAATCACAAGGCTCATCAGGTTCCATTGGTTTACCACACCTAATACAAGTGACCGGCCTGCTAACTTCTTCATTCTCTGGCATAATATACAAGTTTACACTTTATATATTTACCACCACTAACAAATTATTAACAAATATACATACTAAAATAATTGGGTATATATTTGATCATGGTTCTAAATTCAAATATACCTCACTTCAAAGCATTAATAAAAAGGGCTTATCTCACTAAGAATACAGAGGACACAGAATATGATAACATCTATGTATTCGGGATACAAAGTATAGCGGGTAAAATACTAACCTTTCACGTTATTACTGACTATGGTATGGTAAGATCCAGAGTACCCATAAGTGAGATATATACTAAGGAGTGTGAGAATGATATTCCCTTTCACTTCAAACAACTATGGGATTGCTTCAGTGAAAATGTAAGCGTAGTACACTATGACTTCTTAAGTGAGCACAGATGCCAGGTAATTTTAAAAGACAAAAGTTTAGTATGGGCCAATTACTTGTTTACAGTGGACTGGTACAATAACCCATACAGTGATGAACCAAGTGACTATAAAGCCGGACATATACTAGTAAGTGAAGATGGCTACCTACTATGTATGCCTAATAACCGGATATACTGGAAAGACTCTAACTGGGTAACTAAAGATTTCCCATTACACCCTACATCATACAAAGTAGATACAGAACTACCTAGTGTAGAGAACCAGAGTGACAGATGGGTGGCAGAAGATACGGATAACTACTACTACGGTATAAATTAAATTTTACCTAGGATTAAGATA